GTCTTAGCGTCAACCCTTCCAATTCTGCCGCTCATATATAGGAGATAAAAATATGGGAAAATACTTTAGTACAAAAACTTATGGTCATAACATTGGCCTTAGTGCGGTGTTTAGGCAGCCGAACGCAGATCATTCACATTGTCATTTGCTACACGGTTATAGTTTAGCATTTAAATTTACTTTTGGATGTAATGATCTAGATAATAAAAATTGGGCAGTTGACTTTGGTGGACTTAAACCGCTGAAGGCTTGGCTTGAAGATAGTTTTGATCACAAAACTTGTATCGACGAAGTAGATCCGATGAAGGACGAACTACTACGTTTAGAAACACTTGGACTTGCAGAGATTAGACAATTCGATGGTGTTGGTGCAGAAAAATTTGCAGAACATGCATTTAACTTTGCAAACAATTTGATTAGAGAAAAAACAAATAATCGTTGCTATTGTGTAAGTGTTGAGTGTTCAGAGCATGGTGCCAACTCAGCAATCTACGAAGGGTAGTAAATTATGAGAATAATTGCAGGACCGTGTCAACACGAGACACTAACTGATAGTGCAATGATTGCAAAAGAATGTAAACGTGTTTGTGATAAACACGGTATTGACTATTACTTTAAAGCTAGTTTTGATAAAGCAAATAGATCTAGTATCAAAGGAATACGTGGTATCGGTATGGACGCAACACTTACCGACTTTGAAGCATTGAAAAATGAGTTTGGAGTAAACACAATCACTGATGTACATACTGTAGAACAAATTCAATACATCACTGAAGCATACAACGATGTAGTTGATGCATTACAAATTCCTGCGTTTTTATGTAGACAAACAGATCTAGTAAAGGCTGCTTGTGCTACAGACAAGATTGTTAATATTAAAAAAGGTCAGTTTCTTGCACCTTGGGACGTTGAAAGTATACTGTCAAAGACAACAGGTGCTAAAGAAGTTTGGATAACTGAGAGAGGAACGAGTTTTGGATACAATACTCTTGTCGTTGATTTTACTGGCTTGGACTACATGCTTAGTAATTATAATACCCCTATTGTTCTTGATGCAACCCACGCAGTACAGAAACCAGGCGGCAATGGAAGTAGTAGCGGCGGCAATCGCGATTACGTTCCTGGCTTATGTCGTGCAGGTAGTGCTTTGGGTATTAGAGACTTCTTTTTAGAAGTACATCAAGATCCAGACAATGCACCTAGTGACGGTCCTAACGCACTCCATTTACATGACTTTGAAGCTGTTGTTGACAGTATAGTCCGTCATGCTGAGTAAAAATGAATGGCATTAGAAAATCACAACTTCACAAAAGCAGAACGTAAAGCACAAAAGGCTGCCAGGCGGTTAGAAAAAGAACTGCGAAAGACAAATAACTTTCGAGACAAGAATGAGAACGGACCTGTTACACAAATCCTTTGTGTACGCTTTGGCAACAAGTACGGAAACGAGTATGTTATAAAGTTACGTGACATGGTCGCAAGGCATATTACTGTACCATATCGTTTTAACTGTTTAACAGACGATCCTAAACCTCTTGAAGGTGTAAACAATATTGTTGTACCTAATAAAGGTTATGCAAGAGGTTGGTGGCATAAAGTTCACATGTTTGATCCTACTCTTCCTTTAGAAGGTAGAATATTATACATGGACCTAGATGTTGTTATCCATAAGAACATTGATAAACTATGTAATGTTTGGTTAGATGATTTTATGGGCATTAGAGACTTTAATAGAAAGTTTCATCCAAACTACAAATACCTAAATAGTTCTGTTATGGCATGGAATGCAAGAACACAATCTCACGTTTATAATAACTTTATGGCTAATCCGGCACAGGCACAAAGACTGCATGGAGATCAAGATTGGATTTGGCAAAATTGTAGAGAAGTTCTTAAGTTTTGGCCTGAAGAATGGGTAATGAGTTATAAATGGGAAATACGAGATAAGACTGAACTTCATATGAAAGACGGACAAAGACAGTTTAAAACTATTAGAGATGATATAGTTGCTCCAAAAGACAATTCTATCATGGTATTTCATGGCGATCCAAATCCTGGACAAGTAAAAGACAAGTTAATTGTTGACAACTGGAAATAATGACTGTATACTGTAAGTATGTTTAACTTTAGAAAGAAAAAATCCTGGCTACGTTTCTATTCTTTAGATCCAAATGTAGCAGAATTGTATCCTATTGAGCCTGCTGGTAAAGCAGACCGTGGATTCAATGATGTTGGAACACGTAGAGTTAGGCCTGAGAGCGGCAATCAACTTTCTAAAAACTGTCCTGGTATTAAGCCACTTATGAAGTCAGGGTATATCATGAGAGCTCCTGCAGATTTTGTAATTAAAACAGGTCCCGGAGTAGATAGTGGTGTTGCTTGGGAAGTTCCTTTTAAGTTTGTAAAACCTAGCACAGGAAATTACCATATACAAGGTTGGGAATATTACATTAATTGGCATGCACCTTGGCAAACTGAGCCACTTATTCCTCATGATACTGATAACACAAACAAACCTTACTTGAATTCAGCAGTTAAAGTTGAAACGCCTTGGCGTGTAAAAGCAAGTGACGATATGTTACTAATGCAAATGCCTGTAACCTACAACAATGAAACAAGATTTACGGCTGCGTATGGTATAGTTGATCCTATGTACATGCATGCCATTCCAATACAATTATTTTGGCATGTACTAGAAGGAGAAACTCTAGTTAAAGCTGGAACACCACTTGCACAGTTTGTGCCTATTAGTAGAAGTATGCTACATGATCATGAAATTATCATAGATGAAGCTGGTCAACTTGAAAAAGATATTGAAGATGCATTTACATATGCAAATCATCACAAGTTTGCAAAAACAGATAATGTTGTTGCAAAGGTGAAGCGTATCAAACAACTGTTTGATCGTTTTAGAAAGAAAAATCCTAATGCTAAAATTTAGAAAGGACATTATGCTTAATACAATAATAAAAGTACTTGTTATAATAGTTTTGCTAGAGTTTGCAATATTATACGGTTCTCAAGTGTATGACGAATACATGTTTTGGGACCAGTACGAAAGACTATACACTGATATTCCGGTAGAGGAATAATCAGTATGAAGTTTATATTTGATGTAGACGGTACATTGACGCCAAGTCGTCAGAAGATGGACGAAGAATTTTCAAAGTTCTTTTTTGACTTCTGCACAGAAAACAAAGTTTATCTCGTTACAGGTAGCGATAAAAAGAAAACTGTGGAACAGGTAGGTAATGTTATCTACGGCTTGGCTAGACGTGCTTATAATTGTAGCGGTTCAGACGTATACAAGTCAAATGAAAACGTAAGACGAAGCGATTGGAAACTTCCACATAACGCTAAAACATTCCTATTAGACAAATTAGAGGAAAGTGAGTTTCCATTACGTACAGGACTACATATTGAAGAACGCCCAGGTATGATAAACTTTAGCGTTGTAGGTCGTAATGCTACAATAGGAGAACGTAAGTTGTATGCAAAGTATGATACTAAACATAAAGAAAGAAATCTTATTGCTGACTTGTTTAACAAAGAATTTCAGAACTTAAGAGCAACAGTGGGTGGAGAAACAGGGTTAGACATTGCACCTATAGGTTCAGATAAAAGTCAGATACTTGTAGACTTTGATAAAGACGATAGTATTTTGTTTTTTGGCGATCGTTGTGATCCTGCAGGTAATGACTTTCCTATTGCCGAAGCACTAAGACAAAACTTTAAACGTTCAAAAATTTATCATGTTAATGATTGGAAAGAAACATTTAGAATATTAAGCGATTCACGATTGACATCAACCTCACAAGATAGTATACTATAAGCATGAATAAGAGAATAGGCTTTGCCTGCAAATACATGTGGCACGATCAGACGCAGAAGAAGAAACTGCTAGAAGAGATCCAACGACCACTAAATACTCGCAGTACAACAGTACAATGGCTCAACAGGCAAACACGTGAAGATGCAGAACAACGCTTGTGGGATATCATGGTCCACAACATACAGAGCTATGCTAATTTGATAGAGTACGTAGGGAGTTTGACAGATGAGTTGCGAATGGTACGACTGGGTAGCGATGTACTTCCTGTTTATACTGAGCCTACTTGGGGCTATTATTGGCGTAAGCCAGACGTCCGCGAATACTGTGAGAAACACTTTGCACCGATCGGCGAAAGGGCAAGAGCCCTCGATGTCCGACTATCGATGCACCCAGGCCAATTTACTGTACTTGCGAGCGACAACCCCGAAATTGTAGAGAGGAGCATAGAAGAATTTGAATATCACACCGATGTCATACGCTGGATGGGATACGGCAAGACCTTCCAAGACTTCAAGTGCAATGTCCATATATCAGGTAGACAAGGTCCAGCCGGTATCATACACGCAGTTAACAAAAGACTTTCTCCAGAAGCGAGAAACTGCATCACAATCGAGAACGACGAAATGTCGTGGGGCATCGAAGCCTCCCTCGAACTTGTCGACACATGTGCATTGGTATTGGACATACACCATCACTGGGTCCGCACAGGCGAATATATACTGCCCACCGACGATAGATATCTACGCATGATAGATTCGTGGCGTGGTGTACGACCTGTGATACATTATTCATACAGTCGAGACGAATGGTTACCGCAAGACTTTGCACACGACACAATGCCTAACATGGAACAGTTACTAGAGGCAGGCCACAAAAAGCAAAAACTTAGAGCCCATAGTGATTACTATCCTAACAATACAGTTAATGACTGGGCTTTGTCCTTCCGTGACTCGGCAGATATTATGTGCGAAAGCAAGGCAAAAAATCTTGCTAGTAAGGCTTTGTTAGATTATGACCTAAGCCGCAAAACTCTCGCCACAGCCGCAGCTTGACGTTGCATTAGGATTTCTAATTATAAGTTGGGATCCAAACACTTCTTTAATAAAATCAACTTCAGTACCTGCAACATACATCACACTAAATTGATCAATAGCAAATTGACCGTTTGGTAAGTCAACTACTTCATCTTTTTCTTCTAAGGCTTCAGTCATGGACCATTCATACTGAAAACCGGCACACCCACCGCCCTTGACTTGAAGTCTGACGATGGGTTTACCTTGTTCGTCTATCAGCTTGGTCATGTGATCGACCGCTGATTGAGTTAATTTAACTAGTCCTGTTTTTTCCATAGTGTCCAAATACCATATCCGATTGCTGCATATGCTGCTAATTTCGCAAATGGTCCTGCGATTAGAACAACTACACCAACTCCAATAAGGACTGCACCGTCCCAGGATGTTCTTTCTTCTAGTCTATCTTTTACCCAATTAATAGGATTCATATTATTCTCCTTGTATGCGGTCATTGATTACTGACCAATTTATAATCTTCCAAATATTAGCAAGGTACTTTGATTTATCTGCTTGATAATCTAGTGCCCATGCATGTTCCCACCAGTCAACTAACAAAGCAATTTTCATTCCACGTTTATAACCGTGATTTTTAATTGTTTTGATTCGTCCTTTTGTATCTAAGTACAACCAACCGGAACCTTGAATGCCCATAGCTACTTTTGAAAATTCTTCTTTGAAACTTTCAAAAGAACCAAAGTTGCTATCAATAAGTTCCTGCGATATGCCTGTAGGTTTATTACCTGCAGAAACAGGTTGTAACTGTGGGAAGAACAAATTATGTAATTTTGCACCGCCATAATTAAAATCATCATCGCCATCCTTATCATTGTATCTTTTAACATACGCTGATGCAAGTTTGCCGTAGTGATAATCAAGTGTGTCGCTGCTCATTACTTCAAGCTCATTCTTCTCATAGGGCAACTTTTCTTGCACTAGATTTTCACGAGCTGTATCTGCTTCAATGACTATTTTTCTGTATAACTTTATGGTCATACTGTATTTATACACTTAGGCCCGGCATAAAAAATAAAAACCAATCATTACATATAGTCTTTTTGTGTTGTATAAATACAGTTGGTTGACAATATTACTAAATTGTTGTACAATAAACTAAAAAATCATATACATTAATGGATCATAAGCAACACAGAGATGTCACAGCGACCATCGATACCCATGCAGAGTCATCGGGTAACAGAATCTATATGGATTATGCTTCTACAACTCCATGTGATAAACGTGTAGTCGAAACCATGGTCAAGTACATGACTGATGAAGGTGAATTTGGTAATCCAGCAAGTAGAAGTCATAGTTTTGGATGGAAAGCAGACGATGCTGTTGATGAGGCTAGAAAAAATGTAGCTGAATTAATTGGTGCAGATCCTAAAGAAATAGTATTTACAAGTGGCGCTACCGAAGCAGATAATTTAGCAATTAAAGGTATTGCAGATTTTTATCAAAGCAAAGGCAAACACATTATAACAAGCAAGATAGAACATAAAGCAGTACTAGATCCATGTAGAGAATTAGAACGTGACGGATTTGAAGTTACATACTTAGACCCTAACGAAGATGGCATAGTTACAGCAGACATGGTTATAGACGCTGTTAGAGACGATACTATACTTGTTAGCATTATGTATATTAATAATGAAATGGGTACTGTCAATGACATAGAAGGCATTGGTAAGTATTGTTTTGAAAACAAAATAATGTTTCATGTTGATGCTGCACAGGCAACAGGAAAAATAGAGTTTAACTTACAAGAACTTCCTGTACATTTAATGAGTTTATCCGCACACAAAACATATGGTCCAAAAGGTATTGGAGCCTTATATGTTAGAAAGAAACCAAGAGTAAGACTGAGAGCTCAAATACACGGTGGCGGACACGAAAGAGGTATGCGTTCAGGCACATTACCTACACATCAAATAGTAGGTATGGGCGAAGCATTCAAGTACGCAAGACTTGAAATGGAAAAGAACAAACAGCATATTAAAATGCTACATGATAGACTGTTAAGCAAACTTACTACTATTGAAGAATCATACATAAATGGTTCACTAGATCACAAAGTACCAAACATACTTAATATTAGTTTTAATTTTGTTGAAGGCGAGTCTTTGATTATGGCATTAGAGAACGTTGCTGTAAGCAGTGGTAGTGCATGTACAAGTGCTAGTTTAGAGCCTAGTTATGTGCTTAGAGCTATAGGCAGAGACGACGAGTTAGCACACAGTAGCATTAGATTTAGTTTTGGCAGAACAACTACTGTAGAAGAAGTAGATAGTGTTGCAGAGACAATGCTTAATGTAATTGGCAAACTTAGAATACTATCTCCTCTGTGGGATATGTATTTGGACGGTGTTGACTTTAGTAAGGTTAAATGGAACGCTCACTAACGAGGTAAATAATTATTATGGCATACAGTAATAAAGTAGTAGACAGATTTAAAAATGTACTTCATGATCCTGAGGCAAATGGAGTTGGTAGGTTTGATCCTAAAGATCCAAACGTTGCTACTGGAATGACTGGCGCACCTGCATGTGGTGATGTAATGAAGTTAGACCTAAAAATTAATCCTGACACCGATGTTATTGAAGATGTAAAATTCAAAACATATGGTTGTGGTAGTGCTATTGCAAGTTCGCACATGTTTGTCGAAATGCTAACAGGTATAACTACTGAACAAGCACAACAAATCAAAGACAAAGATATAGCAGATGCTTTAGAACTTCCTGCATTGAAACTACATTGTTCAATCCTAGCAGAAGAATCAATCAAAGAAGCAATAGAGAATTGGGATAATAAAAAATTAAAAAGAAAACACAATAACGGTCCAGAATAATGCCAGTAAAATTTAAACCATCACAAAAAATTAGAAATAAATCCACAGGTAAAACTGAAACTCAACACTTTTACATGAAGTGTACCTCTACACAAGAGCTAGTAGACTATATAGGTAGCAGTAATGCAAAGCCTAAAACTATAGTAAAAGTAAAAAAAGAACTTACTAGTAGATCTACTAGAATTTAGATAAAGGTAAGTCTGTGTTTGCAGGCAAATCCCATACTTGTTTCTGTTCTACACCTTTGCGTTGAGCAAAACGTTTAGCATCACAGTTAGTACACACATGGAAGTAGTTGTTGTTCAACCGGCTTGAGTTCATCTTTTTTAGATCCCTGGTAAATACAGTATCACAGTTATCACACTGTAGGTGAACAACAGTTTTTTCACGAAGATATTCGTGTTTTTTGCCAAGTTTACTCTGCCGTTTATAGTGAGTATGTACTTTTTCAGTTTTAATGAACATGCATGTATTTACTATTTTACATTAGGCTTGTAAAATTATTGGCTAAATACATTAGGAATAAGATACTTGGAGACTTAGTAGATGGCACGTAAGATTGTAGATATAGGCGCAATAGGTAACGACGGTACCGGCGATAGTATTAGAGATTCGTTTCGTAAGACGAATGATAATTTTAAAGAACTATATAGCTCGCTAGGACTTGGCGAAAAACTTACTTTTATTGCACTTGACGATACACCCACTACGTTTTTAGGTCAAGAAGGTGCTGTACTAGCAGTTAATCCAACAACAGACGGATTACAATTTAAGCAGATTACAGCAGGTTTAGGTATCACAGTAGATGATACTTCAAATTCAAACCAAATTATTGTTGCGACTGAGTTTAGTGAAATCTCAGGTGACCCTAGCCCACAGCTAGGTGGTAACTTATCTGTTGCATCAGGTGGTAACACATACCGTATTAAAGATATGAATACTCCTGTTTCAGATGATGAAGCAGCAAACAAAGAATATGTAGATACAAAGATTTCAAGAGCAGGTGTTGATGCTATTGATCCGTCAACAGGTAATCCAAACGTAGCATTTGGTACAATGACTGGTCCATTAATTTTAAGCAGAAGCCCAGAACCTTCAGATGACGAGTTATATGACGGCTTGATTGCTGCAACTAAACAATATGTTGATAATGCATCATTTGGTAGTAAGGTAAATCTATATGTTGCTACATCAGGTCAAGACGAAAGAGTAGGTGTAAGTGAAGAACTACAAGGTAGAGCTCTTGCTTATGCTTATAAAACAATTGAAGCAGCATTAAAACGTGCTGAAGAAATAGTATTAGAATCATTAGACGATATTGGTCCTTATAAGAAACAACTTACATTTAATAACGGCTCAGGCACTGTAACACTTGCACAAATTGATACGTCACCTTCATCAGGTGCAGGATTTGTTGGTAGTGCAAGAATGAGTGTTGATACTATTACTATGAATGCATCAGGTGCAAACTATCAAGCAGGCGATATTATTACACTGCAAGGTGGTACAGGTTCAAATGCAACTATTGAAGTATTATCAACAGCAACAACACCAGGTGCTATTACAACATTTAAACTTGTAGCACAAGGTGATTACACAGTTTTACCTGGAACAAGCGGCGTTGTTACAACTTCTGATTCAACATTTGGTATAGGTGCTACATTTGATGTAACATATAAAGTAAACGGTGTTGATATTAGCAGTGGTGGTAACAGTTACAGTTTAGTATCTGTACGTGTTGTAGGAACAGGAGCAACAGGTTCTTTTGGTACAGCAGTTATATCCGGTGGTGTTATTACTGGTATTGATATTGCAGATGCAGGTAGTGGATTTACAACAGTTGGAACTGTTCAAGTTGACTTGCCAAGATTCTTATTAAAAACAGATGGATATCGTACAGACTACACAGGTGATGTATTAACAGATACTCCGGTAGCATTTAGAACAAGAGATATTAGAGAAGGTTTACACTTACGTGGCGAAACATCAGGCGCACTTGCGCAGATTCTTGCACACGACGGATCATTAGATAGTAACGGTAACGAGATATTTGATGTAGATATTAAGTATGGAACATTTTTAATTGATGAACCTATTTCATATGGTGATATTACTAACCAAGTTCAAATTGCAGTCCTTGTTGAAAGTGGAATTTATCAAGAAAACTATCCACTTAAAGTACCGCAGAACGTTGCAATCATTGGTGATGAGTTTAGACGTGTTCTTATTAAGCCAAAACCGGGAACTTCTAGTTCTCCTTGGGCATTCCAGAAATTTAGAAGAGATACAAATATCGATGGGTTGACAACTGCTACGCAATTGTATGGTCATCATTATCTATCAGACTCAACACAACCAGTTTACCCTAAAATTGATAATAAAGGTGCTTACAGAAAGTCAGCAGCACTTCTCAAACTTAATAAATCATTCATTCAAAACGAAGTTGTTGATTGGATCGATACGCAAATTGCTGGAAACATTGCACCATTTACAAACACATATACATATATCAAAACACAATGTAAACGTGATGTAGGATTAATTATTGATGCTATGATATTCGACCTGAAGTACGGCGGATATAATAGAACTATTTCCGCAGGTTTAAAATATTATCAGACTGCAAGTGGTCGGAAAGCAATTACTACACAACTTTCACAAACAATTGCAGGACTTGAAAGAGCGCAGTTAGCAATTGATTATGTTGTACAAAACTTAGCACTTCCAGGAACAGTAACTACAGCACTACAGATTATTGATACATCATTTACAGCAGAAACAGGAACACAAGCAGTTGTTGCTGAACTATTTGATGCTATTGAAGATGTAATTGACGGATCAGGTAGTGTTAACTATCCAGAAGAGAACGACAAGTTAGACGTATTCTTAATGAATGACGCTAACATTATTAGAGCTGTTACAGGTCAAGGGCATGGCGGCTTTATGATGGTACTTGACCCAGAAGGTCAAATCCTTGCTAAGTCACCATACTGTCAAGAATCAGCATCATTCTCAAAATCCAAAAACGCACAAACGTTTGCAGGTGGTATGTTTGTTGACGGCTTTGCTGGTAACTTACAATTTAGACACGCTTCATCTACATCACCTACAAGAATTGAAGTAACAGGACTAGACAGAACACCACAACTTCCTTGTTCGTTTATTGTTGATGATACAGTATTCAGAGTAAACTACGTTAGAGATTTTGTCTTTAACAAGAACGGTTCTTCAGCATCATTTATCTTAGATGAAACTACACCATTTACTAGAACTGCTGGACCTGTTACTGCTACAATTACAAATGCTAACCCTGCTGTTATTACTTCATCAGCACACAAATTACAAGAAGGTGCTGTTGTTAGATTTACAACAACAGGTGCATTGCCAACTGGATTAGTTGTTGGTACAGATTACTTTGTTTCAGGTGTTAATTTAACAACTAACACATTCCAAGTTAGTACTTCACTAGGTGGTTTATCAGTTGCAACAACAAGTGCTGGTAGCGGAACACACTCAATAGAAAGAATTTATGAAGTATTGATGCCTGGTAACAGATCAATGCTATCAAATGACTTTACACAGGTTGCTGATATGGGTTACGGCCTACTTGCAACCAACGGTGGTTTAACAGAAGCAGTTTCGATGTTTACATATTACTGTTATGCATCGTACATGTCACTTAACGGTGCGCAGATTAGATCCGTTGGTGGTTCTTCTGCACATGGTATCTATGCATTGGTTGCAGATGGTTCGGATCCACTTGAGGTTCCAACACCAACTTCATTATACAATGACCTTGCACAAACAGTTTACAGTTATTTCCCAAGTGCAGGATTTGCAAACACACAAGGTGGACTGTTCCTTTATGTTGACGGATACGACTACACGCCACTTAACAACTCAGAACTTGAAGTTGATCATGGTAATGTAATTTATAGATATCCTGTAACATCAGTTTCAACTAATGACTTGCCAGCTGGTGTTGCTAAACTTAATTTAACAAGTGACTCAACTGGTAACTTCGATGGATTGTTTGCTGTTATTCCAGACAATGCTAAAATGTCGTTGCGTTCTAACTCGCAGGTTATGTTAACAGGTGAACTTGTTGACGTTGCTACAAGACCATCAACTGGTTTGATACTACAAGAATACACAGATGTTTATCGTGTTCTACAGTTTGAGTCATCAGCTGATTCAAGAGGTAACTATGAAGTAGAATTTACAGCAGCAGCACCAGGTGTAGGTACATTCCTTGCAACTATTACTGCAACAACAGCAACTACTAATGTTGCTACGTTTAGTCAGAATCACGGATTAATTATTGGCGATACTATTGTTCCAAGATCAACTGCAAATGGAATAACTGCAAGTACAACTTATCATGTTATTAGTGTTCCAAAATACGATCAAGTAGTTTTAAGTACAAGTGCTGGAGGCGCGGCACTAGTACTAACGACCGGTACACCAACTATTAAATGTGTTGTACCACATAAACAATTATTCAACTATAGATTGAGCTTTACTTCAACAGGTACATTACCAGCAGGAATTACATCAGGTGAAACTTATTGGGTTAGAGAAGAAAACTTAACCGCAACAAACTTTGAACTTTCAAGTGCTATTAATGGTTCGACACCTGTAACTACAACAGATACAGGTACAGGTACACATTCAGCTATTATTGAAGGCTTAACTGTTACAACGCTTAGAGAGAACTACAACTATATTGACTTAACACTGTACAAGCCAGGCGAAGCAAAAGCAGGTACAACAGAAACTTGTACAATATCTGTTGCATCTCCGGCTGTTATTACAAAAACAACGCATAACTTTACACAAGGTGATCCAATTGTTTTCACAACAACTGGTTCATTACCAACAGGAATTAACACAAGTACACATTACTTTGTACACACAGTTCTTGATGCAAACACATTTACAATAAGTGTAGCATATCCAACACTGTCAGGCGCAGTACAAGTTGATACAACAGGTGTTCAAAGTGGAACACATTCGTACTATACACCAACAGGTGCTGTAGGCGATAGTTCATTTGCTATTGTTGCTGTTGCTCCTCAGGAAAGATCAAGGGTACAAGGAAGTACATTTAACTTCAACGGTGAAGTTTATGTAATTGACTTGTTTGAAGATGAAACCGTAGTTGGTAATCCTTGGGCAAGGATTACTCTTGATAGGCCATTAGTAGATAGTCTTACACAGTATGAAGCATCATATACAGTTAAATCTGCTGTAGCAAGAGGAACAGATGGTGCTAATGGTAAACTAACAATTAGAATTTCATTGACTCGTGTTACATCTCATGACTTACTTGAGATTGGTACAGGATCATATGCTGATACCAACTACCCAACAGAGATTTATGGACCATCAGTTAATGCGTTCAACCCTGATACAGAAACAGATGAACGAAACGTTGGACGTGTGTTCTATGTAACCACAGACCAATTTGGTAACTTCAACGTTGGACCGTTCTTTAGAGTTGACCAAGGTACAGGACAGGTTACGTTCTCAGCAGCTATTGCATTGAGTAACTTGGACGGTATTGGATTTAAACGTGGTGTTCCTGTTTCAGAATTTAGTACAGACTCTGGTATGACTGATAACGCTGTTGATACAGTACCAACAGAAAACGCAACCAGACTTTACATTGAAAGACGTCTTGGTACCACACACGGTGGTGCTCCAGTAACATCAGCAAACTTAATTCCACCAATCAGTGGTGGCTTTATGGCGCTGGACGGTTCACTGGCTATGAAAGGCCCAATTGATCAAGGTGGATTTAAACTGATCAATGTTGGTGATCCAACACAGCCACAAGACGTAGTTAACTTAAGAAACTTAACATTTGGTAACTTACAAGAATTTACACTAAGCAATCTTGAAGCAAATGATATACTTGTATTCACAGGTAATAACAACGATGCTATTAATGCATCTGTTGTAGGTGATATTGCTTTAGGTATTGATTCAACTGCAAATACAATTGACGCACAGATTCAACCAGGCGTAATTGATAACGCTGATGTTAATGCTAGTGCTGCAATAGAACAAAGCAAGTTGAACATGTCAGATGCTCAAGTACGTGCAAATGATACCGGTATTACACAAGCTGACAAAGGTATTGCAGCATTTGATAATACATTCTTTACTGTTACAAACGGTTGGGTAACACTTACTGATGGCACAATTACAAAAGCAAAACTAGAAAACGTTACTGGTAAGAGTGTATTAGGTAATAACTTACTAAGTGCTAGTGCTCCTGCAGATATATTAATGACAACTGTTGTTGATCAAGGTGGCTCTGTTAAGAAAACACAATTTAGTACAACTGGTTTCTTAAGAAGAACCAGTAGTTCAAGTAATACAGCTGATGTTGATTACGGTATTATCGAAGCAACCGCTAACGCAACTGCAAGTCAACTTGTTCAAAGAGATAGTAACGCAGATGCCAGTGCAAGAATTTGGAACGCTACAAGCTCATTTAATATTAACGGTAACACATCAGTAGGTTATGGTACATCAGGATCTGCAAGTTACGTAAGATTGTATACAGGTTCAAGTGGTAGTGGTGGTATATATTTACAGAACGGTTCACTTGCAACAGATAAGAGAAACTTATATGATAACGACTATCATAAGTTTAGAACACAGAACGGTGTATCACTAGCACCTGTCGAAGCATCACAAATTGTTACAACAGCATTAACAACTGGTGGTAATACTACAGCAGGTACAGTAACAGGACGTTGGACATTAACAGGAACAACTCCAAGTGAATCAAGGTTTGAAGCAACTTATGCAGCTGACCTTGCAGAATACTACGAAGGTGACAAGGAATACGAAGTCGGAACAGTGTTAGTATTTGGTGGTGACAAGGAAGTTACAACTTCTAATAAAACAGGAGATCCAAAAGTAGCAGGTGTTGTTTCAGATAGAGCAGCATATGTTATGTACGCAGGTTGTCCTGGATTTAAAAATCTTGTTGCACTGCAAGGTAGAGTACCTTGTAAAGTAGTTGGCAAGATTGAAAAAGGTGATTTAATTGTGTGTGCAGGCATACATGGTGTTGGTACAGTAGCTAATAGCGATGTACGAGCAGGTACAATTATTGGTAAAGCAATTGAAGCATATGATAGTGATCATATAGGCACAATTGAAGTAGCGGTAGGGAGAAACTAATGGCATATAATACAAACATAACGCCAGGTAATCCACCACTTTTATGGGATAAGTTTAAAAGTGCATTAGATGAAGTCAATGCAAACTTTGTAACTATCGGTGCAACACTTGCAGGTGGCGAACAAAAAACAATTACTAATACGACCCAAGCAAGTCCTGTTGTAGTTACAACTTCAACAGCACACGGACTTACTGACGGACAACGTGTAACTATTACAGATGTAGTAGGTATGACACAACTAAATGGTAATACTTATTATGCGGATGTACTAACCAGTAACACTTTTGCTCTTTACACAGATGCAGGAATTAGTTCAGCAGTTAATGGCACAGGCTTTACTGCATATGCATCAGGTGGTAAAACACAAGGACTAAATGAATTTAGTACACTTAACTTAGAAGCACTTACAACTTCTGTTAAGCCAGCAGACGATGCACAAAAAGTTTTAGGTGATGCTACACATAAATGGAAAGAAGTACACGTTGCTGAAACACTAGCGACAGCAGGTAATGAAGACAACGGATTGTATTTAGGTACAGCACATGTTAAAGGCGAAAGCGGTAAAGTTGATTTACCATTTGGTTCAACTATTAACGGTGACTTAATTATTGATCCAGAAAAAAGATATTTCAGATACATCAACTTAGATGATGGCGACATTGTTGAAGCTGATCATACAAATGATACTTTATCATTTTACGGTGGTACTGGTGTACAACTAGTAGCAGGAAGTGATGCAGACAGTATTACATTTATTAACGATGGTGTAACACAAGCAATTGCAAGTACAGGTATTACAGTTAGTTCAGCGACAGGCAATGTAACATTCACTAACACAGGTGTTACATCTGCACAAAACACAACTAACATTCCTGGCAGAGCAACAGGAAGAACACCAGGCGAAGGTGTTACTGTTAGTTCAACAACAGGTGCTGTGCAGTTTACTAACACAGGTGTGTTAGAAGTACAACAAGGTTTTGGTATTACAGTTTCAACAGATCCTGCAACAGGTGTTGTGACTGTTTCAAACGGTGCTCCGGCAGTTCCAACATTCCAACAGATTGCTGTTGATGGACAAACAAGTTTAGCAGCAGATAGTACTGCTGATATTTTAACGTTTGAACCTGGTTACGGTATTGGTATTACACTTGATTCACCCAACGATAAGATTACTATTGCAGTTGATTCGAAGATTGATATTACAGGATCAGTGTTTGCAGACGACTCAGGATTACTAGTTGACGGTGTTGAAGGTAAGATTGTTGGTGCAGTAGATACAACAAGTTTAAGAACAAGTGAATCAAAAATTGCACTTGGTTCAAGTGCAGGTGAAACAAACCAAGGCAGTGATGCAATAGCCATTGGCGAACAGGCCGGCCAAACAAACCAAGGTGAAGATGCCGTGGCAATTGGCGACGAAGCAGGTCAAAACAATCAAGGTGCAAATGCAATTGCAATTGGATATCAAGCAGGTGAAGAGAACCAAGTTTCAAATGCAATTGCAATTGGTAATCAAGCAGGTGAAACAACACAAGGTTCGGCTGCAATAGCAATTGGATACCGTGCAGGTGAACTTACCCAACTCGGAGCATCAGTTGCAATTGGCTATCAAGCAGGATATAATTCACAAGCCGAAGAAGCAGTAGCAATCGGCCATCAAGCAGGTGAAACAAACCAGGCGGCATCATCAATTGCAATTGGTGACGAAGCGGGTCAATCAGGCCAAGGCGGAAATGCAATCGCAATTGGTGAAAGAGCCGGTCACTTAAATCAACACGCAAATACAATTGTGATTAATGCCCAAACAGAGACTGAATTAAACACAACTCAAACAGGCGAGTTTATAGTTAAACCAGTTAGAAATGCAGTTGGTACAACTATGCTAATGTACAATGCTACAACAGGCGAAGTATCGTACACAGGAAGTCCTGTAACTGACATTAAAGGTAGTGTGTTTGGCGATGATAGTACATTACTAATAGACGCTGTTAGCAGCACAATACCAGCAGCAGTGCTAAATGGTACTGCAACTATTGATATTAGAGGTTCAGTATTTGGTGATGACTCTTCTGTAGTAATTGATGGTGCAACAGGCACAGTTACAGGTAAGATTGCACCGAACAGTGCTGCTCCAGGTTCAGAAACAGAAGCAGCAGAAGTTGGCGAAATTAGAGTTGATGACAGTTATGTCTATGTCCGCAAGAGTACGGGCTGGGGCAGAATTGCAATCGGCGGTTGGGTATAGGAGCGGATAGATGGCAAAACTTACAGTAAACATTGGAACATCCGCAAACGATAGAACAGGCGATACTCTACGTGGGGCGTTTGAAAAAATTAATTCTAACTTTACAGAATTATATGTTGGGCCACCACAACTAACACAGACTGAAGTAGATGCACTTACACCAGTGTTAGGTATGATGATCTATAATACAACAACAGGAAAGTTTCAAGGATACGCTGCTGATGCAAACGGTGACAGTACAGCAGGCTGGGCGGATCTACATTAGGAGTGACAAATGGCAGTACAATTAATAAACATAGGTAATATTGTAAACGATGGGCTAGGTGACGATCTACGAACAGCGTTCCAGAAAGTCAATACAAACTTCTCTACACTAGAAGCAGAACTAACAATTACAGCAACCAATACAGGTGCTAATGGTGTTAGTGTGTTTGCAGATAAAGTTGGTTCGAACTTAAACTTTAGAAAATTAGTAGCTGGCGCTAAAATGCAACTTGATGAAGGTCCTGAGGCAATTATAGTTGCTAGTACAGCACCAGATGCATTTACAAGAATTGATACAGACAGTGGTAGTATGTTGGCAAACGTGCATCAACAAATTACTCTAGAAGGTACTAGTGCGCCACAATCAGAAAACGGTTTCAAAGATATTGAAGTTACCGCTGTAGGTAGTACTATTAAATTTAAAACTATTGTACCTGTAACTGAGTACTTAACAACATACGATTTCGGACCTGTTGGAGCTTCAGGATTTGAAAATGCCATACAATTAGCACTGCAAGGATCTAATATTGATTTTGGTACACTAACGTATGATTCAGGAATCAATTTAGATGTTGGCGGCATATAGGGAGCGAAGTCTAAATGGCAATTACTTGGATAACGCCAGCAGGAGACTTAGGTACTTTCGAAGAAAGGATCACAGTCAACATTCCAATAGAGGCATCTACAGATACTTCTAACCCAATCACATTTTCTATAATTGCTGGTACACTTCCTACAGGCTGTGTATTATCCGATGGTGTCATCAAAGGTGCGCCTGGAGAAGTTACAAAACATACAACTAAGAAATTTGTTATTAGAGCAGATGACACTACTGGTGGCTGTATGGATAGAACATTTAGTATGTCAATTACTGGTGCAGACTTTCCAGAATGGATTACAGAAAGAGGATATTTAAATGTCGGGCTTGGCGAAGCATACTTTGCACTTGACGATTCTAAGATAGATTTTCAATTACAAGCAACAGACAAAGATATTACAGCAGGGGAGGTTCTAAGCTATTATTTGGTGCCTAACAGCGGTCTTTTACCTCCTGGCTTGTCATTGTCCCAAACAGGAAAGATCAGCGGTTTTACGGAGCCTGTGCAGGCTGTAGAGTACAATGCAGCTAACACTGGTGCATACGATACACATTCTTTTGATACTGTTCCTCTCGATATTGCAAAAAATACATCAACAGGGTTTGATACGTACTTTTACGACACACAACGATTTGACTATGCAGAAGGAAGTCAGATACCTAGAAAGTTAAGTAGAGAATATACTTTTAGTATTGCAGTCACTGACGGCATTAACGCTATACATAGAACATTTAAAATTTATGTTGTTACTGAAGAATTTTTAAAAGCAGATAACACATTACTACAAGTTGATACAAATTTATTCCAAGCAGACAACAGTGGTAACAGACAACCGTTATGGATCACAGATCCTTACTTAGGTAGGTATAGAGCAAATAACTTTGTAACTATTGCATTAGATGTTTACGATCCACCTACGTTGTCAGGTACAATAACTTATTTCTTGGTTGATAATAATCCAGACGGTACTGCAAGTGCTATACCACCTGGACTTACACTTGACACAGTAACAGGTGACCTTTCTGGTAAAGTTCCTTATCAAGCAGCAGTAACTAAAAACTATCAGTTCACCATGAGAGCTGTAAACTTTCCTGCAAACTTAGCAACAATTAATTACACACTTGTAGGTGATTGGAGTAGCACTAGAATTTATAATGTTAATGAAGCAATTGTTTATGATGGTATTATATACATTGCTACTGTGCAAAACCAAAACAGATTGCCTACAGATAGTGATTTTTGGGTACCAGGTGTTTCAACAGTTGAAAGAACATTCAATGTAGATATTATTGGTGACATCGAAAGTTCGATTGAATGGATAACTCCTTCAGACAGAGGAAGTATTAAACCCAATGAGCCTAGTAACTTATACGTCGAAGCAAAAAGTTTACTGTACGGCGGTAGAATATTATATACATTAGAGAGCGGAAAGTTACCTGAAGGTTTAGAATTTTTGCCTACAGGACTTATACAAGGTAAAGTAAAACAATTTGAAGACAATAAAGGGTTAGGCTTAACTAGATTTTATGAAAAAGATAGTGCTGGCGAAGATTCTTCAACTCGTTCTAAAAATTTTAGTTTAGTATTTGATCAAGAAAGAACATCGTTTGACAAAGAGTTTAAGTTTACAATAAAAGCCCAAGACGGTGCAAACTTTGCTGAAGCATTAAGAGAGTTTAAAATAAAAGTTGTTGCTGATAATCAAACAGTATTCTCAAACATACTTGTTAGAGCATTACAAACGAAAGAGAAAAGATTATCATGGTTTAACTTTATTACCGACTCTACTGTTTTTAAACCTGATGACATATATCGTTATGGTGATAAAAATTACGGAGTACAAAGTGAACTAACAGCATTACTATTTGCAGGTATTGAAAGTAATACAGCACAAACGTTTGTTTCTGCAATGGGCCAAAATCACTATAACAAACGCTTTACGTTTGGCGATGTTAAAAAAGCAGTAGCTAAAGATCCAACTACACAATCAACTTTATATGAAGTTGTCTATGTTGATCTAATTGACGATCTTGAAAAGAACGGTAAAAGCATATCACAAGTAATAGAACTAAAAGACAATATTAACAGTAAAATTATTGTTAGTTACGACAGTATTAGCATTGATAGCGATATTCCGTTAGTTAGTGATTCAGATCATCAAAGAATTTTTCCTAATTCAGTAAATAACATGAGAAAGAGAATACAAACTGTTGGGGAAAGAGACAGAGAGTTTTTGCCTTTATGGATGAGAAGTATCCAAGAAACAAAGACTTATGAACTTGGATTTACCAAAGCACTAGTATTGTGTTATACAAAACCAGGGAAGGCTGACAGTATTTTAGCTAGAATCAAGCAAAAAGCGTTTGATTTTAAGTCTATTAACTTTGTTGCAGATCGCTATATAATAGATATAGTTGACGGACAAATTGAGGATAAATACTTTGTATTCCCGCAACGTGGAGAAAAGAAACCGTGAGTAATATAAATTATTTGAGCATAAACGAAAACTTTCCTGTAGCAGGTGCCGATAACGACACCCAAACATTCAGGGATAATTTCGATACTATTAAAACAAGTTTAAACACAGCCAAGACTGAAATTACTAGTCTTGAGTCAACTGCCGCTAGATTATCCAATCCAGGCGGTGGGTCATACATTAATGACTTTCAACTTAATCAAGTTACTAGAGCTGTTATGGCAAATAACAGAGATAAAACTAATAATTTGGGTACAGTACCACTTGTTGGCGGAACAACGACAGAAATTGATTACCAAACTGGCTCTTATTTTATTATTAACGCATCATCTGCACTTAACTTACAGTTCACAAACTTTGCAGGAGATCCTGCAAATGGTGAAGAAACAACAGCACAAGGTGGAGTAAGTAAAGTAACTTTGGAACTATACGCTTCAGGTGTTGGTGACAGAGCAGTAACATTTACAACTACAGGCGGCACTGTAATTAAGAAAGATAGTGCTTTTCCAGCATCACTTACATTAACTTCTACCACAGATCCTGTGTTTATTGAAGTTTGGCGACACAGCCAAGAGTTCATTTACATGAGGCATTTGGGCACATTTAGTTAATATGTTTCATCCATTAGAAGAAAACTTATCCGAAGTATCTACTAGTGATGTAGAGCTTAAACTAAGCGAATTGAACAAAAAATATTACCAAGCCCAGCGTTTAGGGAACAATCAACTGTTGACACAACTTCAAACTTTTGTTACAATATATAGAAATGAACTACGTCAGAGAGCAATACAAGCAAAATTTGACGAAGAACAAGAGAAAGATTTGGATCAACTAATAAATGTGGACTGAGAATAATACTACTGATCAACTAATTAAAGGCATAGTTAAGTATGGCCCTGACATACTTGAGAACTGTGTGTGCAATGATGATCTAAGCAAATACAAAAATAAGATAGAAAAAGAGTTTCTTAACTATCCTCTTCCTAAACAATCAATAGATTCTACCAATTGGTTCCTTCCTTACAAATATCAAGACATGGACATTAAGCAACATTTGTTAGCCAAATGTTCGAATGATACTGAGGTGGAACGTGTAAATATAGAACTAGCAGAGTATGAGAAGCGAGATTTATTTCCGCTACTCAAACAGATGGCATATATAATAGATACACTTAGAGAAAAGAATATTGTTTGGGGTGTTGGTAGAGGTAGTAGTGTTGCTAGTTTTGTACTCTATTTAATGGGGGTACACAAGGTAGATAGTATTAAATACAATATACCACTAAATGAATTCTTTAAAGGAGAAATATAATGGCACTAGTAAGAAGTATGAGAGGTAAGGAAGTTGACATGGAGAAACTTAATCTCAAAAATGAAGAACTTCCAGCAGTTGGTAATGCTAAAGTAAATGCACGTGGCGACGAGTTAGGCGCAGGTGGAAAAATTGTTAGAACAAGAGAAGAAGTTCTATCAGATTACTATAAGCAGAATCCAAGAGCAATCAAAGAAGAAATTGTAAGTAGAAAAAAATAAATTTTTAGATAGGACAAGGCAAATGATCAAAGGTAAACTCACTCCCCTCCACGATGATGTTTTAGTATACGGAATGCATTTCGGTGAAACTAAAACTAAAGGCGGTATTATCATGGCCGCTGACGATGCAAAAGCACACGGTGTTAAAAGTCGTTGGGCAAAAGTCTATGATAAAGGTTCTGAGAACAAAGACGATTACCAAAAAAACGATTGGATCTTAATTGAACATGGTCGTTGGACAAGAAAGATAAAGGTAGACGATCCCGACCTAGGTGAGGTCGAGATACAAAAAGTTGAAAAGTCTGCAATTCTTGCTGTTGGTACAGACGACTTTGAACCTGAATTAGCCTACTGGGGACAACATTATAGCGATGGTGACACTGCTACATTTGACGCAGGTGACTTCGGTGCTCAATAAGCGTATTCTAAATCCGGCATTAATCTAAACGTCAAGGCCTTACGTGGGCCTTGGGTCGTATTAATTGTAACTTCCCCTGATTTTTCATGGAACTCTATTTTCGTAATTCTAGCACGTTTATTGTTTTTACCGACAAGGATTTCTTGTCCTACTTCAAGGTTTAGTGAAAGATTTCTAATCATGGGTTGTTCTCCTGTTAACCAGCGAATGCTGTTAAAAATATTTACCTTAGGGGTTGACAAGTATAAAGTACTATTATATAATAAAGCAATAAACAGTAAAGGAAATATAGATGTCTACAGTAGATCTAAACAAGTATAAAGACTTTGTAAAAGAAGTAACATCAGAAGAGTCAAACGATTGGGCTTATACACAGG